ATTAGCCTCCCTTAATAGTTCTATCTCTCTATTGAGATAATCTTGTGCCTTAATAAGGTCAAGCAGTTCATCGTGCTTCTTTCCTGCTCTTGCAATATACTTAATTATATTACCTCTACAGAAATTTAAGTCATAATCTCTAATAACATCTATAATGTCATAATCTTTGCCATTTTCGTAATGTGTTTGTGTACCTCTCATAATTTATTTATTAATAAGTTAATGTAATTCTAATATAGACTCTCCTTCGATTATTTTACATTCATCTTTACTCTTCCAAGACCAAGATTTAACTCTCATAGTAATAAGTTCCCTTATTTCATCTCTTCTTTCCTCTGGAATGGTGTCTATAAGCAATTCTAAGCTATCTTTACCTATTTTTAATGAGTTTATATGTAAATTACGTTTAGATTCCTTTAAAGCTCTCTTTTGAGTCTGTTCTATTGTAAAAAACTCTTCAGCCTTATCATTAAAGTAAACATTATAAAAATCTCTGAATGATGGGTATGTTTTATAGTAAATACCTATTTTTTGTAGTGCTTGAAGTATAGAAGACCTATCTCTTTTTAATCCTCTTTCTTTAAACCACTCTGCAATCATTCTATCGTTCATATAATTAACATCTCTTAGTACTTTATAGAATAATGTTCTTGTAATCATTATTTCAGTCTTCCTTGAGTTAGTATTTAAGTCAATACCTGTTAATACTTCAAAATCTCTTGCTAATTCATCTGCCGTTTCTTTGTTGTAATCTATCATCTTTTTTGTTTTAGTTTAATTTATTGTTTTCTTTTATTTCTTCTATTTTAAGTAATACTTTAGTAAAGGTATTGGTTTGATACCAATCTAAAGCCTTTTTTATACCAGCACAAGCCAAGTATAACTCTTGTTCTTCGTAATATTCTAAAATGTCTTCTAAAATGTATTTAGGTAACCCTTCTTGCATCTCAAGTATTGCATTTGAGAAGTATAGTTCCACAATATCCCTATCCTCATCGCTTAATGTTCTCATAACAATCTGTTTTTAGTGTTAGTAATGATTTAGCTTGATTAAACATAGCTTTTGAATCATCTCCATAAACCTGCTTATAAAGTCTATAAGTTCTATTCATTAACGAATACTTGTTTTTAGCGTCTTTAAACAACTTTTGAGCATATACCTTACCATAACCTTTACAAACCTTTATATTGTCTGCAGAATCCCCTACAATCATCTGAGAATAGAAATTCTCATTAGCTTCTTGCTCTGATATTTTAACTAACTCTCTTTTCTTATAGTTGTAGTCATAAAACCAACAAGGGAATTGTTTATAGTCCTTATCTAAAGACATTATAACAACAGAGTCAATACCATTCTTTTCTACTTCTTCTGCCCATAACGTAGCTACAACATCATCTGTCTCTACCCCATCTCCATAAATAGAATTGTATTCAAGCTTAACCATATCGTGAAGTAGAGGTAATATCTCTGGTCTCTTCTGTGTTCTATTTAACTTATAGGTAGCTGATATATCTTTCCTAAAGTTATTCTTAGAGCCATTACAGAATACTACCTCATCAACATTCACTTGTTCTTCTAAGAAATCAAGTAACCTTTCAAAGCTAACTTCAAACTTATTGAAAGCAACATTAACATCTGTCTCAAATAAGTCTTCAGGAAACTCTCTATCATCTTTCTTCTTAAAACAAGAAGCATAGATTAAACTATCTGCATCAAATATTACTTTCATAAATCAGTAGTTTATTGTTAGGTTTTTTCTTCTTATGCATTCTCTTGTCATCAAACCAACCTGTAACAGGATTGATTCTGTGATTCCAGAACTTGGTTAATTTCTCTTCTTTAGTTTGCTTCATAATATATCTGTTTAATTTAAAGCAAAACTACAAAACTATTTATAGACTTCCAAGTACTTTTTTAATTTATTTACAATTCCTATCATACAAGGTTCGCAGCTTGTCTCTCTTTGATTAGTATTGAATACGTTATTATGTATTTTAATTAATCTTACTTTCTGATTATGAGTTACCTTTCTTGGATTGCTATTTATAAAATCATTCAAGTAAACGTAATCTTCTTCTGATATACAATTAACCTTCTTATAAGTAAATAGCTTATTAAGTTTCTCTTTCCTATCATCACAACCACAGTCTTCTCCTGCTATAAACTTAACTAACTTATCTACTCCTGTAGCTTTAGTAATCTTAGCCACTGTATCTCCAACACCTTCAGATTGTTTAGCAACATTATCTTTAAGTGCTTCATAATCCTTAGACACCTTAGTCTTGTTCCATTCCTTATACTCTCTGTAATCCTTAGACCTTTTGTCTATAGTTTCATAGTATCCTTTCTTTTCTAATTCTAAATAATAATTGTCTGGTTTCATATCTTGTCAAAATCTTGGTTAAAATAATCTATTAAATCTTCTGATAAACTTTCTCTTAATATAGCTTTTTGGTTTAGTATAGAGTTATGTATAGAGGTTAATCCTATCTTAGCTCCTTTAGATATAGCTCGTAAAGATAAGCCTTGTATAAAATACAACTCAAATAGCCTCTTGTCGTAAACAGTCCAACCAGATGTTATACTTTCTACTTGACTCATTATCTTCTCAAAAGCATCATCTTCCTCCACATCATACTGCTTCTCAACAACCTCATCATTCTCTAATATCTCATAAAAAATACTGTTACGTTTATCTTTTAAATAAGAGTAATACAAATTCCTTAATGTAACCCATACAAAGTACCTATTAATATCATCTTTGTACATAATCCTGCTCTCATCTTTAACAAGTCTATGTATTCTAAGATACATATCCTGAACCAAGTCTTCAGCTACATCAATCTTACATCCTAAATTCACTAACATCTTAATCCATAACTCTTGATGAACTGCTAATTTTTCTAACATTAAATCTCTTTTATAATTATTTCTACTCTTGGGTTTTCTCTATCTAATTCTGTAGGTAATATAGTCTCTGTCTTTACATAATCATCATTATCATCTTCCCAACAACCATAATCTGTAATCGAGTCTAATAAAAACTTACTTACTACACTAATCACATTCATCTTGTCTAAGCGTCTTTTAGAGCCTTTATAGACCTTGTAAGTTACCTCAACAGGTGTTTGTATAGATAAGTTTCTTAACTGCTCTCTAAGAGCTTCTGAATAGGCTTTCTTAGCATCATTACTTATTCTATGATGTAAGTTCCTATAGGTATTCATATTTAAAGCAATCCTCTTATCTTTTACAGTCTTTCTCGGTAGTGTTACAAATAGAGGGGATATAATCTTATGAGTCATATTTTATATATTTAGCCATTGATTCAGGTAGTATATAAGAATACTTATCTATTTTACTGTTGTCATTAAAATCTGTAGTCTTAGGGCATTTAAAGGCTTTTACAGGTGTTTTAACGATAGATGATATGTTCTTTGATATATTGAATACCCACACTCCTTTTTCGTCTGTTACAACGTATAAAAACGTCTTTCCCTTTATTTGTGCTTCTTGATAATTTCTATACATTTTCATAGCTTCAATAATTTTATCAGAATAATACTTTCTTCTATTCTTTATTTCGACTATGTAATTAACGTCAAAAGCATCGTAACAACTATAAGTGTCCGATGCTAATGATAGGTTAATCCCTTTAATATTATTTAATAAATCTACAGTAGATTGCTCTGTCATTACAACTCCATCTTTACATTAAAAGCAGTATGACCACCTAATACAATACCAAGACCAATAGCCTCTTTCTTACCTCCTTGCATATAACCCATTGCATAAGACTTACTGTCTATACCACAACCTACTGCCATACCAAAGATAGCTCTTGTCTTTCCAAACATCCATTCACAATAAAAGTCTGTATGATAATGACCAGATACAGTAGATACCATATCTCTCTTTGCAGCCATTCTTGCTTTACCACTTTTATCTCCGTGAACATACCTAACACCATCAATGTAAACTTCCGTTACAAAGTTCCAATTAGGTGTCTCTAATACCTCAGAAAACTCCTTAATCCATTTACTTGGAATATCAGATGATTGTGCTTTACGGATAATTATTCTATCGTGATTACCTAAAGTAACATCTGCATTAGGAAATGCTTTATACCATTTAGCTAATTTAGCTACTGCTTGTTCTAACTCAAACTTACCACCTAAACCATCTGCTGATGATTCGTGATAGCTTGAATAATGATTGTCAATAACATCTCCAATAAAAACAACCTTGTTACAGTTATGTATAGCATACTGCTCTTTACAGAAATCTAAATAACCATCTAAACAAAATGGTTCGTGTAAATCACCTATAACAAGAACTCTGTTCTCTACCTTAGTTAGGTTCTTATAAGCCTTTAATATCTTGCCTTTTAATCTTGGTCTAAAATCTTTCATAATTGTATCTTATGTTATAAATATAATGTTT